CTATTTACTATAGGCTTTGATTGGGTAATGATCTGAAAAATCATTGTAAACGTAGTAATATGGGAACGCATATACATCCCATGGCTTAGGTTTTTCAGTCACAACTTCATTGACTAATTGTTTTGGTTGTTTATGATCTTTATCTGTAAATATATAGTCTAAATGTTCTGGTTTACCATTAGGGTAATTATATTTCGCAATTGAATTTGATTGAGGGTCCCATGTGCTATTATGACCTGCATATAGAACATCATTTACATTCAAGTTTTTAAGCATATCTTTGAACTCTGGAGTGCCTTTATTAACATTAAGGTCGCCACCTATATATACCGTTTCATCTTTAGGGATATTTTTCTTTTTAACAAAGTCACTGATTTCTTTCATTTGTTCAGCTCTAATTTTTCGATCATGTCCAGCACCACAACGTGAATCTTCAGATTGTGTATGTGTACCGATAACGTGAATGTTCTTACCATTTTTCTCTATTTTTGTATAAACAAAGCCTTTGTTGCTATCATTATCGAATCCACAACCGCTTTTGAAAACATGCTGGATTTTTTCTTTAATAGGATATTTACTTACAATCGCTACGCCACCATCTTCAGCAACAGTTGATGAGTAGCTACCTTCAGTTTTGTCCCAACCTGATTGAGAACGACCGAGTACAGGTGTTTGGTAAGGATATTCTTTTTTCACATTACTTAATAATTTGTCTGATGCACCATTATCAAATGCTTCATTGAATATTACGACATCATTATTTTTAATATAAGAAGATTGTCCGATTAAATCAGCGCGTTTATATTGTCCCCAGTTTGGATACATAGAAACCTTGTAACAACAGTATTTATTGGGTTTGGAGTCCCTAATGGGTCCCTAAATTACATACTTTCTAAAATTTTAGTTGTTTTTTTGTCCTCTTCATTAAATTTTTCTTCTAACAAATGAGAATACACGGATGTAGTTATTGCTATATTTTTATGACCTAATCTTTTAGAAATGTAATGTATAGATACACCTTTTGCTAGTAAATAAGAACAATGAGTGTGTCTTAATGCGTGCGATGTAATAATTGGTATATTATTGACTCTACAGGCTGATTTCAAAGCATTATTGATAGCCTGAAGGTTAATTATAGATCCGGCTTCTTTGAAAATGTAACCATCATAGCTAATTGCAAATGTACTTATGACGTCCATAATGTGTTTCATATCAGATTTAGCGATACTGATATATCTAGGGGAAGTATCGGTTTTTCGCTCGTCAATAAATATAGTGTTTTTCACTTGGTTGATATGCTCAATCTTTATATTTCTTGCACCACTGACACGACAACCCGTACAAATCATTATGAATAGCGCTAATGATGAACGAGTTCTCTTCTTTCTGACGTGATCTTTTAGTATTTCATATTCAGTTACCGAGATGAATTTTTCTTGTTCTGACTTCGTAGGTTTTCCGGCTTTATAATTAACTTTATAAGCGGGATTTTTAAAAATAAGCCCATCATATAATGCGTCATCTAAAGCTGACCGAATAGCACCGTTTGTTTTTCTTATAGTTTCTTTTGCGTGTTCTTTTGAATAATCGTTTATGAATTTCTGATAAACTTGTCTATTTATCTTTGATAACTCCATTTTACCTATTTTATGTTTTTGTATATGTTGTAATGCATTTCTATAATGACGGTAGGTATTTTCTTTAACAACAGGTTGTTTATACGTTTTAATCCAATTTTCGAAGTATTCTTCAAGAGTTATATAGTTATCTATATTAAAACCACTTCTTAACTCATTTAACTTGTCTAGTCCAGCAGAATTAGCTTCACGCTTTGTTCTAAAACCTTTCTTACGGTATCTTTTTCCTTCATACTTAAATTCATATTGCCATTTTTTACCATCGTAACAACGTGTTTTCATGCGTTCCCTCCTCAAAATTGGCAAAAAATAATAAGGGTAGGCGGGCTACCCATGAAAATTGTATAAAAAAAGACGCCTGTATAAAATACAGACGCCACTTATAGTTATAAGATTACATGGTTAATTACCAAAAATGGTAACGAATATATACGTGTTTTAAAGGATAAACCTTTAATATATTAAAATTATATCATCTTATATCAGGAATCTGCAATATATTATTATTAATTCTATTTATCAGTAACATAATATCCGAAGAATCTATTACTGGATTTTTAATTTTTTGGGGTAAAACTTTTCTTATGCGAAACTTACTAATCGGCTGGAAAGAATTTATGCAAGCGTAACTATTACCTTTTAATTTTTTTACCTTATCAATTGCTGATACTATGTTATTAATGTTTCTGTCAATTTTATTTAATTTATTTTCAATTTCTAAACTATCAGATATAAATTCACTAAAATAATCTTTAGTGATGAATTCTGTGTTGTTTTTTTGGTATTTTTTATCGAAAACTTCTTTTAATATAGCTGAATTATTTTGCGCGCTAATTAAATTTAAAAACAATCTTAAATAATACTCCCATTTCAAATCAAAATTCATCTTTAAATACTTTTTGTTTTCTTTAGAAGATAAGGGAATAACATTTACTATATCTTCCGTATTAGAATCATTTTTATTCATCACTATTGCAAAGTGTGAATTAGAGAATTCTTTATTAACGTTTATACCGAAATCTACAAAAACTATTTCTCCTTGTTTAAACTTTGGATAAAAACCTTTATGGTTTTTTTCACCTTCAAATCTCTTGAGTAAATAGTGAATATCTGAATCTAATTTTTTAAATTTTGGATTTCCAGAAGTTTTTAATTTATTAATGCGTTTTTCTATATTATGCGTCATCATTTCTCCTTTATTCTCGCTCACACTCTCACCACCATTCAACGTCTACACTAGTAGGCGTTTTTTTATTTAGTAAAATCATAATGAATCTTCTTTGGTTAACTTATCTCCATCTATTTTTTGTGAAATAAATTCCAAGTATTTACGCGCATTATGTGACGATAAATCTTTAGGTAACTCATAAGTGAATGGTTGATTACCACTAGTTAAAACTTCATATACTATAGTTTCTTTTTTTATTTTGCAATTAGTTATTTTCATTATAAACTTCCTTTCAAACACTGCTGAAATAGACGTCTTTTATATTAAAGCGCCACACAGGCGCTGTTAATCACAATTTAGTTCTATCAGTGATTTTAGACTCCATAACTCTTTGATGTGATTCTTTAGCTTCTCGAATCATATCTTTAAATTCTTGACTGTCTATAAAAGCTTTAGCCTCTTCTATTTGCTCTTGAGTAAGCTCTTTACCACCAGTATTGATGTGTAAGTGTTCAATTTCTTTATAAGTACTCATTTTTTCGACTCCTGTTCTTCAAGTTCACTTTTAGTTATAGGTAAACCATTGTTCAATCTATAAGTCAGTTCTTCTTCTGTATAAAAGGGGATTTCAACCATTTCCCACTCTTCAATGTTAATGTCAACTTCTTTAAAATCCATGTTAAACCCTCCTGTGAAATGAATTTTCTATTATTTATAGTAATTACTTATAAAAATACAATCTTTACCTATCTCAAACTTTGTATTCTAAATGTACTCGTAATCCATAGTCTGATTCTTTAGTAACGATTTTCTCTTCTAAATAATCTAAAGTTTTATACTTACCACCATTAATATATGCGTTACAAGAAACGATGTTGTCCATATGATTGACTAATCTTGAAGCATACTCTCTAGGTACATATCCAACGTGAAATTCAGAGTATTCATTTGAAATCATAACTTTTATCGCGTTTTCATCATAAGGATTATCCGGTTCTTTTTGTAAGAATACACCAGGAATAACCTCGTAATCAGAAATTTCATACACCTTGTCTTCATAAAGTAATTCTTCTTTAAGTTCATTTCCTTTCAAATCACTATATAAGAAAAAGAAATCGTCGTTATTTTTCATTTTCTTGATAAGTTTCTTTAATTCTTTTCTACGACCTTCATAATTTAATCCTACGACGTCGAAAATTTCAACTTTAGTTTGTTCATCATCATTAATAGGTAGACAATCATTCGAGATAATTGTTTCCTTATTCTTAGATAATTGCATATAAGTTTTTAAAATTGAGATGAATCCTGTTAAAGGAGAGTTTGTTACGAAATAAACTGTTAATTTTCTATTATCGTTTAATGTTAAAAAAGCTTGGTTTTTCCAAATAGTAACAACAGTGTTATAATCTATCACCTCTGATAATGAGATTTTGAATATATAATCTTCTTCTTTCCTTATAAAACAAATCTCTTCATGTGAAATGAATATAGAACCCATTCTCCTCTTGTTTTCGTCGAATTTTATGTCGCAACTGTCGCTGATTATTGGTTCAAAGTAACTGTATTGATCTGATAATATTTTTTCATCTTGCTTTCTAGGTTTCATTTTACTACCTCCTATAAAATAACTTTTCCAACTAACCTCACACTTTCGTTATCATAAAAATATAAATCTTTATACTTTTTATTTAAAGAAACCAACGTTAATCTATTATCTTCTACATAAACTTTCTTTACGTAAGCATCTCCATTTATAATAAAGACGCCTATTTGTCCATCTTTGATAGTGTGAGATTTTTCAATGAATATAATTTGTCCGTTTTTAAATAACGGCTCCATTGAGTCTCCATTTACTTTTAAAGCTATATCATGTGCGGGGACATAACCTCTTACGAATTCTTTTGAAATAGGCTCGTTATATAATCTTTCGCCAATACCAGCTGACGCACAACCATATATATCCACTTCGGATTTTTCTTGAATGTAAGAATTGAAATCTACCAGATTATCACTGTCATTATTTTGTTCTTCTAATTGATTAGTCGCATATTTTAGTACATTGCTTTGTCTTGGAGGCGTGAGTTTACTGTATATGGAAGTGATGTCGTTATTTTCAATTTTTCTATTCTTAGAAATATCAAACCCCATAAGCCACGCTTCGTTAACGTTTAAAGCCTTTGCTAGTTCAAAGACTTTGTCTTGTTTCGCTTCATATTTTCCGTTTAAATAATCGCTAATTGAGTTTCTACCAATACCAGTCCTTCTTGATAGCTCTGATTGAGATATCTTCCGTTCAGACATAATTTGCTTTAATCTATCCTTAAAACTGTTCATATTTCTGAACACCTCCTAAGAACATAATACTACGTACAATGACGATTATCAATAATTTTTAACAAATATTGTACAGAAAAATGTATTTTATGTGTTGACTTATTTAAACAAAGGTGTTTTAATTGATTTGTACAGAAAACCGAACAAGAAGGGAGGTGAGTTTATGATATACAATTTCGATTATAGTTTGCTGTACGAAAGAATGGCAGAGTATAGATATAGCCAAAGTTCTTTAGCGAACGCAATCCCTATTTCAAGGACATCTATTAATCACAAGTTGCAAGGAAAAAATTTATTTACACAATGGGAAATAAAACGAATCTGTGAATTATTAGAAATCCCACCAACAAAAGTAGGTAGATATTTTTTTGAACAAAATGTACAGAAACCTGTACAAATGTCGTAACAGGAGGAAACTATGGAACAAATCACATTAACCAAAGAAGAGTTGAAAGAAATTATAGCGAAAGAAGTTAGAAATGCTATAAAAGGCGAGAAACCAATCAGCTCAGGTGCAATTTTCAGTAAAGTAAGAATCAATAATGACGATTTAGAAGAAATCAATAAAAAACTCAATTTCGCAAAAGATTTGTCACTAGGAAGATTGAGGAAGCTCAATCATCCGATTCCGCTAAAAAAGTATCAGCATGGCTTCGAATCAATTCATCAAAAAGCTTATGTACAAGATGTTCATGATCATATTAGAAAATTAACATTATCAATTTTTGGAGTGACACTTAATTCAGACTTGAGTGAAAGTGAATACAACCTAGCAGCAAAAGTTTATCGAGAAATCAAAAACTATTATTTATACATCTATGAAAAGAGAGTTTCAGAATTAACTATCGATGATTTCGAATAAAGGAGGAACAACAAATGTTACAAAAATTTAGAATTGCGAAAGAAAAAAATAAATTAAAACTCAAATTACTCAAGCATGCTAGTTACTGTTTAGAAAGAAACAACAACCCTGAACTGTTGCGAGCAGTTGCAGAGTTGTTGAAAAAGGTTAGCTAAATTCAACGGTAAGGATTTGCCCTGCCTCCACACTTAGAGTTTGAGATCCAACAAACACATAAGTTTTAGTAGGGTCTAGAAAAAATGTTTCGATTTCCTCTTTTGTAACAGTTTCAATTCCTTCATATCCTGGAAAAACAATTTTCTTTAAATCCGAAACATGTTTTTTTGAACCATCCTTTAAAGTAACTAGAAGTTTCATACTTATCACCTCCTTAGGTTGATAACAACATTATACACGAAAGGAGCATAAACAATATGCAAGCATTAAAAACAAAATCGAACATCGGCGAAATGTTCAACATACAAGAAAAAGAAAATGGAGAAATCGCAATAAGTGCAAGAGAGTTATATAAAGCTTTGGAAGTTAAAAAGCGTTTTAGCGCTTGGGCAGAAATTAACTTGAAGCATTTCAAAGAAAATAGGGATTTTACAAGTGTACTTACAAGTACGGTTGTTAATAACGGAGCTGTAAGACAACTAGAAGATTATGCTTTAACACTTGATGTAGCTAAACATGTTGCGATGATGTCAGGTACAGAAAAAGGTTTTGATTTTAGAGAGTATTTCATCCAAGTAGAGAAAGCATGGAACAGTCCAGAAATGATTATGCAACGTGCTTTAAAAATTGCTAACAACACAATCAATCAATTAGAAACAAAGATTGAACGTGATAAACCAAAAATTGTATTTGCAGATGCAGTAGCTACTACTAAGACATCAATTTTAGTTGGAGAGTTAGCAAAGATCATTAAACAAAACGGTATAAACATCGGGCAACGCAGATTGTTTGAGTGGTTACGTCAAAACGGATTCCTTATTAAACGCAAGGGTGTGGATTATAACATGCCTACACAGTATTCAATGGAACGTGAGTTATTCGAAATTAAAGAAACATCAATCACACATTCGGACGGTCACACATCAATTAGTAAGACGCCAAAAGTAACAGGCAAAGGACAACAATACTTTGTTAATAAGTTTTTAGGAGAAAAATAAAAATCTTAATAGGAGGAATTATCAATGAACACACTATACAAAACAACCCTCCTCATCACAATGGCAGTTGTGACGTGGAAGGTTGTAAAGATTGAGAAAAACACAAGATTTAAACTTAGAAATTTTGATTATCCAAAAATTAATAATGCTCAGAGCAAATCATTGTTGGATATTGCTAGTCACGATCTAAAAGATATTTAACTGTATTCAAAATTTTCATATCTTGTTGAGCTTTTAAGCTTTCGTATAAAGCTATTGAATAAATAATTTCGTAAGATACGTTTTCAGGAGCATCTTCTTTCAACTTATTTATTCTATCTCTAAAAAAGTCACTGTCACCACCGAATTCTTTTTCGGCTTGATTACTAAGTTCACCAAAGAAATTTTGAAAATCATTAAATTCCATACTTATCACCTCCTTTCACTAGGAGATAACTAAATTATACACGAAAGGAATGGTAGAAGTGCCACCACACATTCAACAAATGTTATACGAAATCCAGTTAAAAGCTGGTATACCTCAAAAATTAATGGAAATGCAAGGTTTGATAAACGATGAAACAACCAAAGAGGAGAAAAAAGAAAATGAGTGACACATATAAAAGCTATCTATTAGCAGTATTATGCTTCACAGTCTTAGCAATTGTACTCATGCCGTTTCTATACTTCACTACAGCGTGGTCAATTGCAGGATTCGCAAGTATAGGGACATTCATATTTTATAAAGAATACTTTTATGGGGTGGATGATTAAATGACTTGGTTTGAAGAATACGTTAAACCTAGTGTGGAATGGGAAAGAAAGGCAGAACAAGCTGTTTTAAGTGATGATGAAGTTAAAACGATCACTGAATATAGAAAGAAGTACAACAACCCGCATATTTACATGTCGGCTCAGAACAGAAATTATCTTGTTGAATATTTAGATAGACATACTGGAGACATAGTATTACACAATTTAAAACTTAAGAAATCATCCAGAAGAAGAGTGCATCAATATTTAATGGTCGGCCAAATAGTAGTGCCGGGCGAACCAAAAGGCACAATTTATGAAGCATCTCTGATAATAAGATAAAAAAACTGCTACTTGCGCCAACAAGTAACAGAGACAAACGATTAGCAAAATTAATTCACGTTCAATATAAAACGAAAAACGGAGGAAGTCAAGATGTATTACGAAATAGGCGATGTATGTCAGAAGGTAATTAATGTAGACGGATTTGATTTTAAATTAGCAGTTAAGAAGAAGGACCACAGCATTCTGGTGAATATCTTAGATTTAGAAGATAAGTTTATCGACGGCATAAACATAACTAATGAGAACGATCTATACACAGCATTAGACATATTAAATCAATCTATTTACGAATGGATTGAAGAAAACGCAGATGATTATGACAGACTAATTAACTTAGTCATGAAATGGTAGGTATAAGCATGAGAGATACAGAAAGAAATATATTGAATATTTTTAAGACGTTATTCGACGAATATACTTTGTCAAACCAACGAGCATTATTGGAAATTGAACGTAATCATCACGGATACTTATCGATTAATTTCTTGCACTATCACGACAGTTACAAAACAAACAATAAGCTTGTGCAGATACATGAAATCAATCCAGACAGCCATGAACGAATAAAAAATTTAATTATCGAGGTGCTAAGAGGTCATCGGAAGATTAAAAAAGGAGCATGAGGAAAGATATGAAAATAAATAAGTTAACTATATCGAACTTTGCTGGAATCAAAGAAGAAAAATTTAACTTTGACGGTAAAGATGCAAAAATATACGGCAATAATGCGACTGGCAAGACTACAACAGCAACCGCATTACAATGGCTGCTTTTCGATAAGGGTTTAGACGGTTCAACCAAATCATTTAACCCTGTACCTTTAAACGAAAAAAACGAAGAAAATTATGAGTTAATTCCGACTGTTTTCGCAGAATTTGAAATCGACGGAAAAATTACGACTTTTAAAAAAGAGTCACATCCTAAATACACAATAAATCAAAAAACGAATCGCAAGGAATACTCACGAAGTCGAACGAAGAAACAATATATCAATGATGAATCAATAAAAGTAAAGGATTATAAAGCTCGTATTGATGAACTGATTGATGAAGATGTATTCAAGTTAATTACGAACCCTCAAGCATTTAACTTACTAGATTGGAAGAAACGAAGAAGTTTGTTGTTTGAAATCGCTAAACCAATCAATGATGAGGATGTCATTAAAACAAATGATGATTTTAAAGAACTAAATAATATTCTTGGAGATCACGAAATTGAAACAAAGAAAAAGATTCTTACAGACAAGATAAAACAGATTAACAAAGATATCAAAGATATTCCGATACGTATTAACCAAACGCAACAAAATAAGCAGGATGTACCGGAATTCGATAATGATAGACACACAATCATAAAACAAGAAATTGAGCAACTTGAAAATGAGCGTATAGATATTCAAAACGGTGCAGAAGAAATTAATTTGCGTAACCAATTAGCTGATAAACAATCAGAATTGAAGCGCATAGAAGCTAATAATAGCGCCAGTAATGAGAACAAAATACATGCTTTAACAAATGAGCTACACGTTGAAAATGGAACGGTTGCGAATCTTAAAACAAGATTAAAGCAAAACAAACAACAAATTACACATGAAGAAAATCGACGTAATCAATTATTAGAAAATCATAAAGGATTAAAAAGTGATTTAGAAAAAGCTAAAAATCAAAAATTTGAATATCTTGATGACAATGTATGTAGTTGTTGTGGTCAACAGTTACCAGCTGAACAAGTGAGTGAGGCAAGAGAAAAAGCATTGCAGAAATTCAATGCAAACAAATCGAAAGAATTAGAAACAATACAAACATCTATCAATCACATTATTTCAGAGGGCAAGAAAATAAAGCCAATTATCGAGAAGTTAGAGGATGACAACAATAATCTACAAATTAAAATCAACGAAGCAGAAGAGCGTTCAGCAAGAATACAAAACAAAATTAATAAGTTGAAAATAACTCACGTTGACGTTACGCAAACTGACGAATACAAAGCAGTAATGTTAGAGATAAATGAGATTAATCAAAAACGCTCTAACATCAGGAAAACTATTCAAGATAAAGTTTCAGGAATAGATGACAAAATAAGCGAACTTACTCAAGAAAAATCAGAAATTGAAGTGTCAATATCAATCGAAAAATCAAATAAACATCTAGATGATGTTATTTCTGAATTAAGAAATGAAGAAGACAGATTATTGGATGAAAAAGAAAAGTATTCACATGACCTTTATATCTTAAAAGAATTTACAACAACAAAAGTCAAAATGCTTACTGAAAACATCAATAACGAATTTGATATTGCTGAATTTAAGCTATTCAATACCTTAGTTAACGGCGAATTAGAAGAAACATGTTCAACAACGGTTAATGGTGTCGAGTATGACAGCGGTTTAAATAACGCCTCAAGAATTAATGTTGGCTTAGATATCATCAACACACTATCAAAACATTTTAAAGTTACAGCGCCAATATTTATTGATAATGCTGAATCAGTAACAGAGCTTATCAAAACAGAATCACAACAAATTCAATTGATAGTAAATGAACAAGATAAAAAATTAAGAATGGAGACTATATAAAATGACGAATGAATTACTATTAAAAAACAATAAAATGGGCGACAACGTTCTATCTAGAGTTAAGACATTAGAAGCACAAGGAGATTTACAGTTTCCTGCAAACTATTCGCCTGAGAATGCAATGAAGTCAGCAATGTTACAACTGCAAGAATTAAAAGGATCTAAAAAAGATGGTTATAAACCAGCGCTGGAATTTGCAACTTCAACCAGCATAGCAAACGCCTTAATGGACATGGTTGTACAAGGTTTAAATCCTGCTAAGAATCAAGGCTATTTCATTATGTATGGCGATAAGGTTCAATTCCAAAGAAGTTACCACGGAACAATGGCAGTAACTAAACGTGTAGCAGGCGCAGAAGAAATTAATGCAGAAGTCATATTTGAAGGTGACGAAGTTAAGTATAAAACTAAAAACGGAAAAATTGTTGAACTTGAACATACACAGTCTTTTGGTAACAGAAACACACAAAACATTATCGGTGCATATGCAACAGTTGTATTTAAAGATGAAAGTAGAAATTACACTGAAATCATGACATTTGAAGAGATTGAAGAAGCGTGGAAGCAATCACAAATGGTTTATAACGGTGTATTTAAAGAAGACGGTACACACAGAAGATTCCCTCAAGAAATGGCTAAAAAGACTGTAATAAACCGTGCATGTAAAAAGATTTTAAACAGCACGGATGACGCTAGTCTTTTATCAAATCAAATTAAAGAATCTGAACAACGTCAACGCAAAGAAGTATTGGATGCAGAAGTTGAAGAAAATGCAAATCAAGAACAATTGGATTTTGAACCACCAGTTTTTGAAGAAGCACAATACACAGAATTAGAAAATGAAAAACCTATTGATGTATCTGACTTTGAAGAAATAAAAGAACCTGCAACAGAAAAAGAAAGCGAAGAAGAGCCATTTTAATTGAAACAATAGCAACTGGTTCAAGTGGTAACTGCTACGTCTTAAATGATGGACGTACTACGTTACTGCTTGAGGCAGGAATAAAATTTGAACGTGTTCAAAAGCATTTCAAATATAAAACAAGACATATAGCAGGGTGTCTTATCACACACGAACATGGTGATCATGCAAAGTACACAAAGCAGTTTGTCGACAATGGTGTAATCAGCTATATGACTGCTGGAACACAACGAGCTATGGATTTTGAAAGTCATCGCTTATGCACGATTAAGGCAAAGCAAGAGCTACGAATTGGTACGTGGTCAATTTTACCATTTGACATTGAACATGATGCTAACGAGCCTGTGGCTTTCTTATTACAAAGCACATTAGGTTATAAGGTCCTGTATGTTACTGATACGAAGTATCTGAAATACAAATTTAACGGCATTACGCACATGATGTTAGAAGTTAATTATATCTATGAACAAATGCAAGAAAACATAAAAAACGGCAGTGTACACAGCGCATTAGCAAACAGAATTATGGAGTCTCATTTTAGCTTAGAACATGCTATCGGAATGTTAAAAGCAAATGATTTAACTAGACTCGAAGAAATACATTTAATTCATTTAAGTAGTCAAAATTCAAATGCAAAATACATTAAAAGTGAAATACAAAAAGTGACGGGCGCGCCCGTTTAT